CAATGGTGAAATTAGATCTGTTTTCAAATAGCGATCATTTGGAATACTTGCTGATTTTAACCAGTCTTTCATGGTACCCCACATTTGCGCTCTCATGTTACCATACATCATAGGGTTTTTTGATTTATTTGCAAAGTTTATACCACGTACCTTATACTTTTGTTCTTTTAGCCTATCTAACACCCCAGCACCTAAACCGCCTTCATCAATCACAACAAGTGCTGGTTTATATTGTTCAATCGCTTCAATGACCCGACCGACTGTTTCCATTGTGTCGTCCCCGCGATGTCTTTTAATTTCCACAATATCGCGACCTTGACGTACAGCTATGACAGTTGCATCGGCGCCAAATCGTGCAGGGTCAACACCAATGACTATCGGTGCCGTATTGTCTTTATATCTTGGACGATCCATCGCTTCGTCCACAATATGACTTGGTATAAATTGATCGTCGCTTGCATTAGGAAATTGACCATATACTTCAACGTGTGCTTGACTTGAATCCTGGCCATACTCATCGATGATTTGTTGATAAATCGCTTTATCAGTACCTTCTACTGTTCTGGCATCCACGATCTTATTTCGCCAAAACTCACGCTTATTATTAAACGCTTCATAAAAATAACCTGAGTTACGTCGCGGGTTACTAAACGCTAACCAAAATCTATTCGGCGTATTTTCCGTAAAGAACCCTGCCGCTACACTCCATATTGAATCGTCAATACCTGATGCTTCATCAAATACGAGCATGACACCTTCAAAGTTGTGAACTCCTGCATAACTGTCAGGATTCTCAGCTGACCATAGTCTACCTTCTACACCCCAATATCTTGTACCCATCTTTAGATCACGTTCCACTAATTCAGTGAGCCATTTCGCCGGTAGCACTCTTGTCGCACTGACTTCAAACCAATGACTATTCATGGCCATACTTAACCATTTAGTTATCTCAGCCCAAGTGACTGATCTTAACTGTGCTTCACTATTAGCTGACACAATCGTGGTTGATCCAATTCTAGTCGATAACATCCATATCACGACCCAACTGACCAATGCCGATTTGCCAATACCTCGACCTGAACTGACCGCTTGCCTAAACGTATCAAAGTCTACTTTGCCTTGATTCTCTTTTATATGATTGCTTAAATCTTGAAGGATGTCGCGCTGCCATTTTCTTGGCCCATTGAAGTGTTCAAGTGGTGTACCTTTTTGACCCCATGGAAACGTAAACATCACGAACGCTAGAGGATCGTCTTTTACTTTTGGCGCCCAAAGGCGCGTCATCAATTCTTGTTCTTCGTCCGAATTATAGATCGGGGTTTGCATCTATGACGGTACCTTTTATGATTCTAGCTTCTGCATCTTGAAGTGCTTGAGAAATACTAATCTTCTGATAGACGTCTATATTAATCTCAGTCTTAGCCGTCCACCCATGAATATGTTGCAATACTGCCAGGGCTGACTTAGGGTCTTTATCCGTTTTAGCAGATTCAATCAAAACTTCCGCCATTTCCCGTTCGCCATCTGACTTACCTTTTTGAGCTGCTATCTCAGCGGCTGGATCTAATTGGCATAGTTGCCTAAATTCAGTGGGCAACATACCTGCAGCTAAAGCCAAGTTGTCATTCTTCAAACCAAGTTTAGCCGCATCATAGATAGCTTGTAGCCTAGATTCGGTTGCCTTAATTTCACGAGGGGTAAAAGGTATTGAGAGTACAGACATATGGGCATATTAGATTATAGCTATGGTGCCGTCAAGCGAATTGCTAAAAAAATAAAAAAATTGTTCGTGAAACCATCTCGCAAGTGACCGGCTGCCGTCATGCCCTACCCCCCCCCAGCAAACAGCAAACAGCCCCCCAGCTACCGCCTAAAAATCTAAGGGCTGTTAGCTGTTAGCTATCTGCCTAAAAAATAGGCAGTTGTTAAGTCTTGGGTCATCTTGTCATTTTGTCAGGGCGTTTTTATTTGGTGGCCGATCGGCTATCGGTCTTTGGGTCATTTTGTCATTTTGTCAAATGTTTTCAGTTTGACAAAATGACCCAAACAATTTGAAGGCATTTTTCAAGGGGCGCAATAGTTTGGGTCAAATTGTCATTTTGTCATGACAATTTAAGTCGATCACGGTTGCCGTTATTCATACCATATATTTATTATTAGTAAACCTTAACTTTAAATGACAATTTGACCCAAAAAGCATTTTAGCTCAATGCTATCAACGCTTTGGCTTTGGGTCATCATTGACAAAATTTTGACAAAAACCTGACAAAATGACCCAAATTGTAAAAGATTCAATTAATACTTGACAAAATGCAAAACAATGCTTTACAATGATTCTACGCGTGAATTGACGCGGATATTAATTAAAAAGGATACTTCGAACCATGAAAAAACAAAATGCTTACCCTCGATACCTCGATGCGATACTAACAAAATTAGTTTATCCAGACACCTCGAAGCAATACATCGAAGCAATAGAATATATTAAAAACGTTGATACTAAGGTCGAAAAGGGCAATAGTAAGACATCGACCGACAAAAAATAATGCGTTATAACTCGATTATGAAAGGATTAAAAATGAATTTTTGGAAAACTAGAACTTTTAAAACTATCGAATCAATGAATAATTGGTTAGCTAAAAATGATGGCCATATTGAATTTAATGAAATCTATATTAATAATGCTTATGGCGTTGAATATCGACTATTAAGAAAGGTGTATTAAAAATGAAAAGATCGCACGTTTTTTGGTTTATTGTTAGTGCCATATATTTTTACGGCACGTTGTATTTTATTTTATCTTTATAAAAAGGGGAATTAATTATGGAAGCTATTCAAACTCAAACCGAAGCAACACAACGTATTAAAAATGACACCGCGCCTAGTGTTTATGTTGGCACTTATGCCAAATATAATTCAGGATCTATTCAGGGCGCGTGGGTTCGTTTAGATCAATTTGCCAATGAAGATGAATTTTTAACTTATTGCGCAGAATTACATAAAGATGAAAAAGATCCTGAGTTTATGTATCAGGACTTTGAAAACTTTCCCGAAGAATATTATTCAGAAAGCGGAATCAATCCTGATTTATGGGATTATTTAGCGCTTGATGATGATGATCGAGAAATGTTTGAAGCATATAAAGAAGCGGGATTATCTGGAAGCTTTGAAGATGCAGAAGAAGCTTATTCAGGCCAGTTTAAAAACGATGTTGATTTTACTTATGAGCTTTTAGAAAGCTGCGGAGATATCCCGAAGGATATGCCTTCTTATATTCATATAGATTGGGAAAGCACCGCAAGGGATATCATGATGGATTATTCAGAAGCTAACGGATATTATTTTAGAAATATTTAGTTTAATCTTTAAACGCCTTTTTATAGGGCGTTTAGGGGCTTAAATTAAGCCGCTATTTTTAAACATTAAAAGGGGTTAAAAATGAAATTTCAAATTGATTTTGATATTTTAAAAAGTTTAAATGTTTTAAGTGCTAAAAAAGACGTGCGTTATTACATGATGGGCGTTTTTATTGAAATAACACCGAAAGGCGCGTATTTTGTAGCAACTGACGGCCATAAAATGGGTATATGGCATGAATCAGAGATCACAAGCCCTGAAACGATCCAGCACGTCATACCCAGCACATTAATTGATCAGGTTTCAAAGGTTATAACGAAGCCTATTAATTTAGTTGAAATTGATCTGCAGCCTATGATCGAGTTTAATTATTTAAACAACGTATTCAAAGCGCCCGCGATCGATGGCAAATATCCTGATTTTAGGCGTGTTATACCTGAAGCTATAAATAATGAGATCGCACAATTTGATCCTGAGTTTTTATCTCAGTTTTATAAATGCGCGGCCATTATAAATAACGTTAAAAAGCCAGATATTGCAATAGGTCACAATGGCACGGGTAATGGCGGCTCGATCGTTGATATTCAAAACGGAAAGTTTTTAGGCATCATTATGCCTTATAAATCTAAGGCGGATTTTAGTAGCTATAAAAAACCATTATGGGTTGATTATGCACCGGCGGCGGCTATTGAAGCGCCAGCGCCAGAATTACAAGCGGCTTAGTATCATCTTTAAACGCCTTGCGTTAAATGCAGGGCGTTTAAGGGTCAATACTGGCCTATTAAATAAAAGGGGTTTAATTATGAATGACTTTGTAGATAATACAATGCTCGACGTTATAGCAACTTATAACAAGCATGAGCAAGAGTGGTTTAAATGCGGTATAACCAAAAAAGCGCTAGAAAACGAAACCACGCTTATTGATTATATCAAAAAACAAT